TGTATTATTATCTTAACACAACTCTTAAAAAGTGTCAAGCTACTTGACATATTTGTTGTCTTGTGTTATTATAATAGTACAAATAAATGAAACGGAGGTGTTCCAAAAATGGAAACAGCTTTTGAAACTAAAGACGCTCTTGAGCTTCTTGACTCTCTCCCTGAACGCGTGGGCAACGACGATGAAATCGAATCAATTCTCGCGGATCTTATTACATTAAAAGATTTTGTAAGTACCATCGATGAAATCGTGGCAACGCTTAACGAAGATGTCGCAAACCTTAACAAAAAGAACCAAGGTTTGATGGCATCTAACAACACGCTTTACCGTCAAATTGGTAAACAAAACGAAGCAGCTGAAGAAGCTAAAGAAGCAGTCTCAAAAATTGCACAGATTAACGACTTGTTTTAATTAACAGAAAGGAAACCAAAAAATGAATCTTCCAAAAATTGACTGGTACGGACGCGACGAGCTTAAAGCCATTTACGCTGACCGTGCTGTAGAAACAAACGCACCTACCGACGTTGAGCAACCTCTCACAAAACCTGCTGATAGTGTTGCTAACGTTGAACAAAATTATCCAGAACGTGTTGAACGCGCTGATGAGTTGGAAACAACTGAAGTTAACGAAAATAATAAAATCCCTGTAGAAGAAGGAGAAGAATAACTATGAGTAATAAAATTACACGCTTTATGTCTCATGAAACGGGACAAAATGTTAGCAACATTGATCTTTTGAACGCAATCCGTGAAAAATCTTCAAATGCTTATCAGGCTGACATTCCTGTACTTAAAGGCGCTATTAACCACAGTAATATTCCTGTACAACAATTTCAAGTACACGAAAACGAATTTTTTGAACAGTTGATTAACCGTATCGGATCAGTTGTCGTGAAAGCTTTGACGTATGAAAACCCACTTGCAATTTTCAAATCTGAAATTTTCGAGTTTGGTGACACACTTGAAGAAATTTATGTAGCACCAGCGGAACGCAATAACTTTAACGCTAAAGACAATGGTCATCCGTTCGCCTTTGCTGATACAGATATTGAAGTATTTTATCACAAACTCAACAATGAATACCGTTATGACCGTACCTTTGAACGCGCATGGGTTCAAAAAGCCTTTACGTCAGATATGGCATTTGATGAATTTATTGATAAGATGTTTACATCTTTGATTAGTTCTGACACACTCGACGAATATGCAGCAGTTAAACAAGTGCTTAACGACTCACTCGCGGAAGTAACTTACACAGATAACGCAGGTACAGCGCATCAAATCACGGTAGCTGGTACGAAAGTTGATACAACACATAACAACTATATCGAAGAAATGGTGAAAGACATCATCGCGAAATCTAAACAGTTTACGATTCCATCACGTGACAAAGCTCACTCTAATAATCCTGTCGGTGTACCTAACGCTACGCCTCTTGAAGATCAATATCTTATCATCGACGCTGAGTACTCAACAGACATTGATTTGATGTTAGCTAACGCATTTAACATGGATAAAGCTTCAGTCCAAGCTCGCCAAATTGTTGTAGACTTCTTTGACAAATTTACTGGAGCTGGACAAAATAACGGACGCCGTCCTGTTGCCTTCCTTGTGTCTAAAAACTCAATTATTTTAAAAGACAAATTGGTACACATGGAAAGCATTCGCAATCCGAAGACAATGTCTTACAACTACTTCTACCATCACCATTACCTCACAAGCCTTTCACTTTTCGAAAACATCCACATGTTTTACGTGGAAGACTAAATAGTATTCCTCTACTAGCCCTGCCCGCTTGGGTTTAGGGCTTTTATAAAATTAAAGAAAGCGAGGAAAAGTATTTGAATACTGTAAATTATCACAGTCTCAAGGAATATACAAAAACTTTAGGACGCATTGAACACAGTAAAACAACCGTCGACCGTAACCGTACAGCATGGTATAACTTTTACTTTAATTACTTTTATGACATTGTCGTAAACTACTTCTCTTGGTACAACTTGCCAAACGACTTAGACGAGCTATTTATAGAACGTAAGCTTTTGGAAAATGGACACGTTGCATTTTTTGAAGATGAACAGCTAGGATATGTTGTCCAAGGTGGAACACGCGGACAAGAGTTGAACATTTACGACTATCCGACGACTTATCTTCCAGTCAATGCTGCTCAGCAAATGCGCTTTCCTAAAATGCAAATAGCATACAGCAAGCGCGACTTTGACTTACTCCAAAAAATGCATGACGAGACGCGAACCGATAAGCCATGTATTGTTATTCCTAATAATAATCTTTTTGAGCCTTACTTAGACTATATTCATTTATATTGCGAGAAGTTAGCAGATATTGAAATGACAATTCAACTCAACCGAAACGCTCAGGTCACGCCATTCTTCGTGTTAGCTGATGAAAAATCTGTATTAAGTTTAAAAAATATTTTTAACAAGATTCAAAGCTTTGAGCCTGTCGTTTACGCGAACACTCAAAAGAACGCCGCAGGAACCGCGGACTTCCAACAGTTAGATGACCGAATTAAAGTCTTTAGAACGGATGCACCGTATCTTCGCGACAAGTTGCATGACGAAAAAAACCGAGTGATTAATCAGCTCTTGACGTTTATCGGAATTAATAATAACCCCGTTGATAAAGCTGAACGCTTAGTAACTGCTGAAGCAATTTCTAACGCAGGAATTATCTCAGCTAATATTGAGGTAGGTTGGAAATCTCGTCGAAACGCAGTGAAACGCATTAACGAAGCTTACGGGCTAGATATTGACGTCGAACCTGCTGAGTGGGTACAACGCTTTAACTTTGCAGACGTGGAAAAAGACCTCAACACTGAGAATCTCGACGATAACGCAGACGGAGGTTTACAACCATGACGCAAAATAATACAACCGTAACCATTGAACAATTTTTAAAATCTCGGTATCGTAATCCGATTACTGGAAATCTTGACGGTCTAGCCGTTGACGAAAACGGCGACTTCCTTCACTATAACGTGATTATTGATCAGACTTTTAATGAGCTATTTAAAGACATGCATCTTAATAAATACGTCGATGACGACTTTAAAAAGCTCTTTTGTCAGCGCTTCTATAATCGTGAAATTGGCTTTGAGACGTTCGCACGCTTCCAAGTGTTCTTAGAGCAAGAGTTAAACACCGATTGTCTTAATTTGTTTAAAGTTCGAGACACGTTAAAAAATATGTCTCTGGATCAAATGAACCAAGATACGAATATGTATAACGACGGAAGCTCAAAAAACGACAGCCACACGCTTTCCATCTCTAATACAACACCTCAAGAACATCTGAGCATAACGTATGACAATGATCACGATGAAAAATACGGCGCGATTGATTATGCGAACGCATTAGGCGAAGGTAACGCCAAAGGAAAAGAAGATCACCATTCTTACACGCATGGATGGGCAGGCGGTCAACTCGCTCAGCGTTACAACCAACTCGCGCAAATGGAAGACCTCACTTTTGAAATCTTCAACATTTTAGAGCCGTTATTCTTACAGGTCTGGTAGGCTCTTAGAAAGGAAAACTTATGCGAGAATTAACAATAGCTAATGATAACTTAGTAAGCTATGACAAATACTTAGCTCAGCTACTTATTAAAGTACCGCAAGACTTTCAACCTGAGCAAGACGAGCTGTACTATTTTAAAGTCACAAATCCACGCTATGGCAAACGCTTGAAAAACTTGTACGTCAAGGCGCGAGCGGTGCTTTACTACTACGCTGACAAGTCGACGGCTGAGCGTTGGGGAATCACCTCAACACGCTCGAAAGTTGTAAACAAACCGCTTACAACCGTGACAACATCAGGTGACGATTTAAATTGCTTGTGTTTCATCCGCTTTAAAGTATTAGGCGTTTATTATAGCAAAGAGAAGCTTTTATCAAAATCAAAATTAAAAGGCTTCGGGCGTGTGATTGACGATAATGAGTACTTTAGCCGTATACCAATTATTAACGAGCTCACGCACTGGGATAACGGCGTTCTCACGTCAAATAATTTTAAATTTAAAGCGAATTATGACAAGCCATGGGACGATGCGGATTCCTGGGAAGAAATCGGTATTGTATGGTATGACAACAACAACCGAGGACTCAAAAAGCCTGGCTGGGTGCATTATCTGAAAGATTGGGATAAGTTTAATCTTACCGTCTCAAACAATCATGACGGCGAAAAGCGTGTCTCAATGGTCGGAGGAAGGGGACACGAAAAACTATGATCACCATAAATGCGGAAATGTCCGCGACAAGTCTCCGCCTTACCGTCCGTGGGCACAGCGCAACAGGGCGCGAAGATTGTGCCCGTGCGACGACTGCTTTTCAGGCTATTACGTATACATTCACTCACAAAATTATTGACAAAAAAACGGCGGACGGTTACAGCTACGCTGAAATAGCGTACAACAAACAAAGCAAAAAAATGCTTTTGCAAGCTGTACTCTATCTTAAACAGCTCGCGGAACTGCATCCGAAAACTATGTCATTTAACTTTATAGAAAACGAGGAAAAAAAACATGACTAAAACAACAAAACGACCTTTACCAGTATCAAAGACCATTCAATTCCAACAACACCAAAAGATTAAAGATATTAGTGTTAGCGGTAAAGATGCGCTCACAAGTGTCGACTTCTCAGAGCGTGATGGCGACTTTAAATTAAAAGTAAAAGCGGATCCAGATAAAGTAAATGAAGTCTCAGGGACGCCTTTTGTTACCACAAGCGTTACAACAGCGGATGAAAATACCGACGACCCTAAAAAATCTGTCACACTCGGTCACGATTATCGCGGTCTTAATTTAGAGACAGCGGGCAAATATCTAAGCATCAACAAGACAAAAGATAAAGCTGTAATTGACGGTACATTAATTGAGGCCGATTTAACAAAAGCACTTAATGACGCTAAGGAAGCAAAAGACAAAGCTGACAAAGCGGCAGAAAAAGCAGGACTTGCAGACCAGAAAGCTACTACTGCTATTACTCAGATCGCGAGCGTCAGCGACGCTTTGACAAAATTAACGGAAGCATCTAAAACAGCGGACGCAAAATTACAAGCTGAGATTGACAAGCTAAAAGCAAAATTGGAAACACTTCCGAAAGAAGCAAAGCTTTATGTAAGTGAAGCTGACAAAGAACGAGCAAACAGCGGACGCTTGGAAGGCTTGACATACGTCGACTTTTACACAGCACTCGACAGCACCGACGCAACGGCTCTCAGCGTTTCGGAAAATGTAACAATTAGCGTTACATTAACGCCTGACACAGAAAATACTAACGGTACAGCGTTTACGCGAGAAGTTTCTGAAATTCGCCTCGAAGTTGCAAAACCAGCGCTTCCTGACTTTGATGCGCTCGGTGTTGCTGTCCGAGACGCACAGGACCGCGCGGCTGAAGCACAAGGCAAAGCAAACGAAGCGAAAACAAAAGCTGACGCAACTGAAGCTAAAGTTGATGACTTAGCGAAAAAGCTTGAGGACGCGAAAAGTAAAGAAGTTTCAGACATTGCAAGCGTGACAGATGCTGTAACAAAACTCGGTGAAGCATCTAAGACAGCAGACGGAGAACTTAAAAAAGCGATTGACGCACTCGCTGAAAAACTTAAAAATGCAAATACAACGAACAGCGCTGAACCGCTCAAAGTCACTGATGAATCTAAGCGCGCAATTATGCAAGCACGCATGCGACAAACAGGACTAGAATCTGTGGATTTTGTTGTCGGTGGCGAAACAGTTACGGTAACGTACGACCAAGAGAACGTAAATAAAACAGGCTATGAAGACAACTCAACACACGATTTTAGTCACGGTCTTAAAACAGTCAACCTCGGAGGACTAAACGGCGGAACAGGATTATTTGTTTCTTTGAAATACGACACCGAAAACCGTGTACTTACAAACATTGTGACGGACATTCGCTTCGGATCGTACGAAAAGAATTTCGCGAACGACCTTATCCAAATTCGCGACTGGCTTAAATTCCCACCGCTCACGCCTGCGAAAGCACTTCTCCAACTTTCACAAGCGAAAGGACGTACTAATTTTACGCAGGACGACCTTGACAGCGGAAGCATTGTTTCTGGCGGGTTGCTTGTGGATATGGGCGAATATTGGCTCCCTGTCCATGTAAGCATAGCAGGTACGTCGGTCACGTTCAGCGGTAATAAGTCTGACGCTCAAGCATTGCTTGACTTTGACATTAAAACGTACAACGTCGACACCGCGGAAGTTGAAACAATTAAAGCGAGCGAATTGCTTGAACCAGGCACAAAAGTGCCACCTATTCTTAAAATAGTTTACTAAAAAAGGATGTGAAGACTTATGTTTAACGAAAACGAAGACTTTTTCAAAAATTATCGCGGACGCTATAGCCAGTATTGGATTGAGCGCTTTGGATTAATTCCAGAGCTTCCGACGAGCTTTGACAACGCTAACTCTATTTACGAGCTTATCACGTGGCTTCAAAGAGCATTTAAGCAACTCTTAGACGATTTCACCGCCTTAGAAAACGAATTTGAAGATTTTAAAAACGCGCTTATTGATTTGCTAGAATATCTCATTCCTGAGCTTATCCGACGCTTTGCACATTCGACCGAGTTCCGAAAAATCTTTTCTGACTTGCTCAAAGATGTTCTAAATAGCGATTTAAAAGAGTGGTTTAAGAATTACTTGAAAGATATTCTCCGAGATCCTGACATGCGCGAATTCTTTAAAGAATACTTAAAGGATATTATGCATGATCCTGAGATGCAAAAATGGTTTAAGGATTATCTTAAAGAGTTGCTCAACGACCCTCAATTTTTGAAAGATTTAAAAGACAAGCTCGGTATTACTGAGATTGAAAATAACCTTAATAAAATTATTGACAACCTTAAACGTTCAGGCGCTTGGGAAAACGGTAACCTTAAACCTGACCGCAATATTGCGACAGGTAACATTAACGTATTTGGTGGAGCGACTGATGGCGGACACTTTATCCGTACAAATAACGGAGCGACTGAGGACGACTTGGCTGGAGGTGTTTAGTTTATGGCACAACTTAAAAATGGCGGACACGTCGATTTTCAACTCAAGCCCGTGGTAATTCAAGGCGGAACATATCGAGGCGTGAGTTACGAAGGCAACACGTCCATTTTCCACATGTACAACGCTTACACTACTTCTTCTCCAGACAATGAAACAATTGACACGCGAGTAAGTTTTGATTACGACATTGAGGAAACAGACGACGAGATCAAAATTAAAGTAAAAGGTGTTAGTGGTTACGGCTTAAAAATTACAAGCGTCGGACGAGGGACTCCGTTTCCAGTTCACGATTCGCTTGTAAACGCGAACGGGACTACACTTGTAGACTTACATTATCAGTCGGGTGTTGGTTACAGTTATAATCAATCGCTTGGCGGTGCGACAGTGTTTGGGTCTGTTCCTATTTTAACTATTAAAAAAAGTGAGTTTGCTCGCGAGCATACGCAACACGTAGGAATTAAGCTTCTTCGCTTTGACGACTTAGCAGCTGATCCAAGCGGTGACAATAAAATAGAGCTATGGTTTAACGCTATTGCCTATTTTCCACCGCCAGAATTTCGCCCATGGGCGACGCGTAAAAATGGCACTTTCTTGAGTCACCAGACTCACAACGGCTGGTTTAAAATCCGCAAAGGCGGAACATGGTCGGACGTGTCCACAATGTCAAACGCTGACCGAGGCGCATCTGGACAAGGTAAGCACCGCATCCGACACGGCGGAACGTGGGTCGGACAGACAGAAATTGGCAACTAAAAAAGAGTTATTGTACTAGCGCAATAGTACAAAGTGTGATATAATAGTGTTAGTTAAAAAGCTAACACTATTTTATTTAGGCTAGCTAGAAAGGACATCAAAACTTGGTTAAAGAAACAACTAAAATTAAGCTTTATTCTAAGTCGCCTTTTCGTAGCGACTATGCGAACGTCATCCATTTCAACAACCGCGACGAAATGCAGACGTATTTTAATACGGACTCAGCGCACTTGAAAAAGATTTACGAATCTGATAATTTTCAGTTTATTTCGCGCACTGGTGAGATTTACGTGAGCGGACGTCAGGAACAATTTGAGACTGCGACTTACATGTTTTTTAAAAATGCAGGTAAAGAATATTACGCTTTTGTCTACGACATTGCATACATTAACGAAAACACGACTAAAATTATTTATGAGCTAGACATTTGGAATACATACCAACCTATGCTATTTAACAAAAATACGCAAGTAAGCGGAACCATTGCGCAGTATTTGCCATATTTACCGAGCGACGATAAAAACTTTAGAGCGCGACACACAAATACGCAAGGGTTTAACGTAGGATCAAAAGCGACGGAAGAAATTTATGACGTAGGCGCAAATCTCGTCGATTGGCTTGTTATTGTTGCAAAGCCAGAATTTAAATTTAAAGGCGAAGCAGGAACACCAGCGTCCGACATGTCATTCTCTGGAACTCAAAAAAGTTTAAAATACTATTTTGTACCTGTTGAAATTGCAGGAAAAATGACAAAACAATTCGAGCTTGACGGACAAACGTATCCACCGAAGCCAATTGTCACAATTTTGCTTGAGTGTTTCGGTATTACTGTTGGTGGTAAGCACATTAGTCCAACAAACGACAACACCGCGGACGCTCAACATATCGCAACTAATAATATTGTTAATATGTACTATTCTCGCTACTTAGGGATTGACTACGATTATGATGGAAGCGTTGTCAAAATTAAAAAAGCGGACGGTGACATTTTTAATGTCGTAGGCGTTGGACGTCAATCAAGTGCCGCACCGTCAGGAGGCTCAGGCGATCTCGTAACAGTCGGAGGCCCAACAGGAAGTGAAAAAGAAATCGCGGAACGTATCGCGAAAACCATAAAAGCAAATTATCCACCTGCAACGGTCAACGGTATCGCGGCCTTACTCGGTAACGCCAAACAAGAAAGCTCGATGGATTATACAATCGACGTGGCGGCAGGTCTGGGGCTTTGGCAATGGACGTCGACACGTGCGCAAGGCTTGCGAAATTATGCACACTCGAAAGGCATTTCAGAGCATACAATAGAAGCTCAAGTCGGCTGGCTCTTGAATGAACCAGGCGAAAGCGAAACGGCGAAAGCTGTGCTTTCAGGGAACGACAGCGCGGGAAATTTGTCCGATGTATTCGTGACACGTTGGGAACGTGCAGGAATTCCAGTGGCGGACAAGCGTCGAGCGTATGCGGAAAGTTTTGTTCCGATCGTAAAAGCCGTGATTAATGACGCAGGCAATAACGCCAACGCAGGGAAAAACGCGGACAATAAAACAACATCTGCGCCAAAACCTGCGGAAGTTACTGAAAAAGTCATCGCAAAAGTGAAAGCTATGGCTAATAAAAGCGTAGGTAACGGACAATGCTACGCCCTGTCATCTTATTATTGTCAATGCTTCCGCGAGTTGGGCGTTGATGCGCCTGGCCTAGGTGCGGGCGTTGGGAATCTTTACAAACAAATCGGCGACACTTACAACGCCTACGCCATTGGTAGCGCCTACGACTGGAAATCGTGCGGATGGGGTGTGAAATTTAATCCGTCTGAGGAAGATTTTAAAAATGCCGCAGGTTGTATGATTAACTATAAACCAAACTACGGGCCAACCGTCACAGGAGGCGCAGGACACACAGGTATCTGTATAAGTTATGATGGACACAGCTTACACACAGTGGAACAAAACTACGGTAACAATGGTTACACGTTGGATCACGTCGTCACGCACGTACACGCTGACGCTCTCTCTAGTATCGTAATACCACCCGATGTACTCGCAGGCGGTAAGATTAATCCTGATGTTGTCGGAGACGCGTCAGGCGGTGATGGCTCAGGCGGTGCAAATAGTGCGGCTTATATTGTCAAAATCGTTGAGCATCCAAAAGCATCGCCTAAGTTTATTGAGATTGACGAGCTTAAGCCAAAAATCTTAAAACGTCTAAAATCTTACATTAAAGACAATCTCGGTGAACGTTTCGTTCCGTTAGCTAACCAACTACTTTTAATATCTGAGCTTATAGACGTAGAGCTTTACGACTATTACGGAAACACGTACGCTTACCAGTTGGAGCTTTTAAACAATCTACAAACCGAAGACGGTAAGTACTACAATAAAAGCGCTATCATGCTTTTAGGCTCAGTCGGAGATCAAAACTATAATTTCGCAGGCTTAGTCGCATACGGTCACACTCATAACATTGTGGATCAAAATAATAAAACGTTTAAAATTAAAGCCAAGGCTGACGAAAACATTATATCCAAATGGGATATAATGCAATATGGCATTTTTGACACAACAGGAAAAAATTTGACAATTCTAGATGACGCTACGGCGACTTATATCCAAGGACACGCTGCACAAATCAAAGCGCAACAAATGAGCTTTAATGAAAATGCGAGCTTGCAAAGACAACAGGCGGACATGAACAACCGCCAAACGTCATTTGCGAATGACAAAAATATTTACGGAGCTAATTTTGCAGTAGATCAAAGCGTTTTCAAGCGTGGAAAAGCTGGTGTAATGGCTACAGTAGACGTGGCTACAAATGCTTTAGACATTTTCTCACCGCTCAAAAAAGACGAGACTTACCTAGGTAAGTTTATGTCAACCGCAGGCAATACCGCAAAAGCTGGAATGAACGGATATTACAACGTCCAACAGTCGCTCATGGATGTTACAAACGCAAAAGTGAACCGTTCATTCGCGCAGGACGAAAACGAATTAAGAAGTCAAAGTACAGCGCTTGCAAACTTGCAAGCAAAAACAGCCATTGACCAACAAATCCGCGCATTTAATGCCACGATGACGGACTTACAAAATCAACCTGATTCGATTCAGCAGATGGGTAACGACATTAGTTTCCAAACGTCCAACTATCAGCAAGGACTCTTTATCCGTATTCGCTTTCCATACCCTGAGCAACTTAAAACCGTGCTTACATATATGCACTTATACGGATATATTTACCAAACAGAATCGAATGACGTTTTAAAATATGCTTACAACCGTCAAGCGTTTAATTATATTAAATTAACAAGCGCAGACGTGAGCGGACTCGAAGCACCGCAAAGCGACCTTGCTATGATTAAAAATATCTTAGCGTCAGGCGTGCGAATTTGGGAAGCTAAATACCTTGATTATACTAAACCTAAGCCGTTTGACATTTACACGCCAAACCCAAACCGCGCAGACGATCAGGCAGTCCTCGACAGCTATCGAAACTTTGATTAAAGGAGGTGTAACAATGGATGGAACAACATAAAAAAGAATGGTATAACCCCCAGAAAATGCTCTCTTATAATCAATTTTTAAATTTTGTCATAGGTGGGCGTGACATCGGGAAGACTTTCGCCATGAAAAAATACCTGTTACAACAATTCGTAAAAAACGGTAAACAAAGCCTCTATCTCCGTCGCAATAAGACGGAATTAGACGGAATTGACAAAGAAAGCTTTTTTCCTCGCATAATGCTTGAGCAAATTTTCACGAATTATGAAGAAGCAGAAGTGAACGTATCACGAACACAAACTAAAATAACATTTACATCAACGCTTGAGGGTTACGAGGACGGTGAGTTTATTATAACAAGCGGTAAAATAATGCTAAACGGACGCGTAGTCATTTACTTAAAATCTTTAAGCACGTGGGTAAACCTTAAAGGGTCGGAATACGATAACGTTTTCTTTATAATGTTCGACGAAGTATTAATCGACACAAGCTCTAACAAGCGCTATTTAAAAAATGAGGTAGAAGCTTTTCTGAATCTCTTGATCTCCGTATTTCGTCAGCGTAAAAATTGCCATGTTTATCTTTTGTCAAATGCTGCAAATATCAATAACCCGTATTTCGCTTATTTCAAATTTTATGAAAACACGGACAGGCGCTTTTACAATCTAAAAGACCGCCGTATCCTCATAGAGTTTCCACCTAACCAACCATTTGACGGTTCGTCGGATGACGACATCTATCACCTGATCAAAGACTCAAAAATCTACGACTCAGTAGCAAATAATAAATTTCAGGTCGACCGAGGTAAAAACATCGGAAAGCTCAAGGGCGAAAAGACTTATCTCTATTCGAAAAAAAGATAAGG